ATGCCCCTCTACCGATTTGTGGTGGACGACGGCTCAAGCCCTCCGTCCGCTGATCTATTCGAGTTCGCCGGCTTCCAGGAAGCGAAGTCGACCGCTGTGAACTTCGCCACCGAACTGCTCCGAGAGAAGAGCGTGGAACCTTACGCGGCATGCGACTGTCGGTTGGAGGTGGCTGAGGAGCGAGGTCCGGTTCTGTTTACCGTGGAGATGCACATGCTGGTGGGCGATCCGCCGTGGAAGGCGCAGGGGGTGGCTCGGCGGCATGCAGGGGGTGCGCCCCGCCGAGCCTAGCCATGAGCGTGTATGGGGCGCTGATGGCTGAGCTTTGCGTACAGCGCCCGCAGCCGTGCTCCATCAGTAGAAGCACTTAGTCGACCGCGAGCGGTCTAGTCGGGAAAGGGGGCGTTAGAGCCGCTCCCCCTCGACCGGCTCGCGCCGTAGACGAGCGGCGTGGCTGGCGATCTCTGACTTTCGGATCCGTCCCTGCTTCCGGTGCGGGGCAGTGTGACGAACACGGAGCCCGATCAGGATAACCGCGGCTATCAGCAGGGCGACTAGGGCGTAGGCGATGAAAGTGCGCGTTTCCATGGTGGGAGACCTCTCTTCCGCGCCTGAACGCTCGGCGTTCCAGCAATCTCCCCGGCCCCCAACCGCGCCCCCCTACATCCCCCGCGTGTCCAATCCCCGCCCGAACCGTACCAGTGCGACGGCACCGCGCACGAATGGGAAGCCGTGCCGGCGAAGGACGGCGAGGAGCAAGCCGCGGTCGCGAAGTGCTGCGGGGTGCGCGCGGTTAAGAAGTGGGGCGAGTGGGTGCTGGAGAGCGAGCTGCCGGGGAAGGGTTGAGACGGCTCGGCGGGCTGCTGCCGATTCCCCGCCGAGCCGTGCCATCATCGTGGTTGCAAGACGATGGTGGCTGTCTCTGGCCTACAGGGTCTCGGCGCCGGTCCTATCGGTAGATGCCCTTAGGCGCCGCTTAACCTCACCGAAGAGGCTTGAGCTGTCAGAACAGCTTGAAATCTCAGCCTGAAGCGGCCATATAAAGCTTAATCCGGTGCTTTAGCGGCCGGTAGCAGATGGTACATAATCCATCGAACGGGGCGTGACGCCCCGTTTTTGTTTCAGAGGTACTTCATCCCCCATCCCCATGGTTCGCCGTGGGGTGAGCGATTGTATTTTTCCTCGTAGAGCAGTTTCCCCAGCCGAACCGAGAATGGTTTACGCTGCCAAGTTTTGTCGCGCTGGTACATGACGCGATCCATACTCGGCTTCGCGTAGGCGTCCGCAATTTGCAGGCCCGGAGTATTATGGTGCTTCTCTCGAAACTTTATAGTTGAGGTAGTTAACCGTTCCGATATTTTGTCAGAACGAAGGTAGCGGGTTCCCTTGCTGTACACTTCAGTGAAGGCTTCTTGTAACGCTTTGTTCTTTCTGGACTTGCGGCTCTCCGCGAAAACGTCGCCCCTTGCTCCCTTACGCTCAAGGCATAACATGTATTTTTCGATGAGCACTTCGGAACAGTAGTGGTATGGCTCCTTGTTTTTCCAATGAGAACGCCGAAGCATTGCCTCCTTGTCTATAACTACCGTGATAACTGTATGGTCTATGTGGGCGAGCATGTTCGTTAGGTCCGCCACGAAATCTTCCATCCGCTCTGGATTAGCTAATGGTTGAAAGCTGCCTTTGGCGGCGAGAAAGTCACTGCGGTGCAACACCAACGGGCTGCCATCGGGATCATGTTGAGGAAAGTGCGCTCGCTTCAGCGCGTCTATAGCTGGAGCTACAACCTCCCTCACGTGAGCAAGGCTCATCATCACTCCCGTAAGCGCGAGGTAACGATGCTGTGGTAGGTGACAATTGACGACATCATCGGTGCCGCACTCATCGATGTAGAGGCGATAAAGCATAACCGACCGTATGCTCAAACCTGTTGTGCTATCAACCTCTCAACTCATGCCCTGGAGATTGGGGCTAGAAGCACCAGTGATCGGCATGAGCTGTGCCGAGAAAGTTGGAATTGAACGGCGAAAGAGCCGGCCGATTAATCATCACGTCGCTTTCCGGACCAGGCGCCGTGAATCGTCTTCCGCGCAGGCAGGGAGGAAGCACCACTCGGCCACACCCCTATTTCCTACACGCCCCGCCCATGCTTCAGGCTCGTAGATGGGCTGCGGCAAACCAACACAATTCCCGACATGGACACGCACGCTGGGCGCGATGATAGATCGCGGGTGCGAGGTGCGGGCGGTCTGCGAGGGGAAGTGCGGCTTCGTGCAGATCGACCTCGCCGAACTCGCAGCCCGCGTCGGCCGGGATTACTCGCTGATCGGCCGCCGGTGCCGGGAGGTTGATACGTTGCGGTGGTGGGGGTGGGTTACCGCGCCACCGGGCAGTCAAACCCCAGCTTGACGCCCCGAGACGCCAGCGAGCGGCAGACGCGGCCGCCGGCGCGGGACATCCGCTCGCCCCATAGTTCCACGTCGGCCGAATACCGAGCCGCAGCATGGTCGTCGGTTAGGATAGCAACCGGCGGCTTCGGCTTCGGCTCGATCAGCGCCTGAACGTCAGGGGCAGAGACGCTTATACTCTGCACCGGCGGTAGCTCCGGCCGACCGCAGGCGGATGCAGCCGAGAGCAACGGTAGCAGGACCAGGAGCCTTGCCCGGCTCGCGCGTGGCAGCTTTGTCGATCGCATCGGTCATGTCCTTGCTGAGGTCGTCAATCGCGCGGTCGTCGGCGGCGCGCTCCATCGCGGCTGCCCGCTCGGCTTGCAGCTGGAGTTCGGCGCTCGCCCGCAGGTCGCGCTCGGCGGCGAACGACGCTTCGGCTTCGTCTGCCCGGGCGCGTTCAGCCTGCCAACCGTGGAGCAACAGGCCGATGGCGACGGCAACCACGATGCCCGCGGTGCCGAGCGCGCGCGTCGAGGTGGGCAGGGCCGGGAGCATCCATAGCCCCGCGACCAGCAGCGCGCAGGCGGCGAGGGCGATCCACAGCCACCAGTCGACCGCGGCAAGCGGGCCGATGAGCCAGGCGATCATGGCCGGGCTTCCTCTTCAACGGTGTGGACCGGATCGTTCGGCTGCCCGGTCGGCGTGACCGGCTCCTTCGACTTGCCGCCAGAACTCGAGCCCAGCCAGAAACCGAACGCCATCACGGCGAAGCTCTTCCAGGTGCCGATCACGTCGCCGGTCATGGTCGGATCGCGCAACCACATGACGGCGTAGACGCTGAAGACGGCGTAGCCTGCGACTGCCGCGACACAGGCGCCGATGATGATGCGCAGGTGCGGGATCTGGGAGGGGTTCACAGGATCAACTCCTTCGCCTTCGCCAGCAGCGCGCGACGCTCAGCAAGCCCGTTCGTGCCGCCGTTGATCCGCTTGGTGATCGCCACGACGTCATCCGCATCCGCCAGCGCGTTGAGCTTCTGCTGATCCCAGTATTTGCAGGCGACCAGCAGCCCCACCGAGGGAATGGCGACCATCGCCGGGTTGCCCTCGAAATCGAGCCCGAGCGCGCGGCCATAGGCGCGGTAGTTGGCGCGTCCGGTCAGCTGGATCGGCCCGCGCCCCTTGAACAGCCTGCCATCGCCCGGCTGCGTGTTCCCGAGGTCGGCGCGCCCCTCGTAGGCCTGCCCGCTGGCGATCTCTTCCATGTACCGGAAGCCGCCACTTTCGTGCGCGAGCTGGGCCATGAAGTGCGCCAGGCGTAGGCCGGTGTCGGCGATGCCATAGGTGCGGAAGTGGACGTTCGCGGACAGCGCAAGCTCGGAGGCCCGCGAGGGAGCGGCACCGAACCGGGCGAACAGCGCGCGGAACGTGTCTCGCCCGATGATGCCGTCTGCGGCGATGCCGAGACGCTGCTGCAGTTGCTTGGCGTTGATCGTCATGGCTTCCCTCCCGAAGTGGTTTCGATGCTCAGCCCGGTCGGCGTCTCCACCCGGACCGGCGGCGCCGGCGTGATCCCGATCGACCGGCCGACGAGCCACAGGGCTGCAATCGCGCTGAAGATGAGTGGCCCCCACACGCGCAGGACCCCCAGCATCCCGAGCGCTCCGTCGCGGCGGTCCTTGTCCTTCAGAAGCACGTCGACACGGGCGTCCAGAACGCCAACAGTCGACTCGATCTGGTCGAGGCGCTTGTCGCGTTCCTCAAGCCGGATCACCCGCTCCCGAACGTCGGCCGTCGCCTCGTTGTTGGAACGGATATCCCTGCTCATCGCCGTCAGGCTGTCGCGGATCTGGGCAAGCACCTGCAGCGTCATTCCTTCAGTGGATCCGGCGATGCGGGGGCTGAGGGCATCCTCCAAGCCTATGCCGCGGTCAGGCATGGTGTGCCCTCGGATGGTGCATGCTCATTCTCCTGCGGGGATGGGGTGGAGCTTCCCCTCGCCACGTCACGCCAGCGATCCCTTGGCCACCAGCACCCATGTGTAAGGCGCAGTGTTGGTCGCAGCGACGATGCACCACTGGTTCGCATAGAGATCGGCGATCGTGGCCGCGCCCGAGTTGCGAACGCGTAAGTACCAGGGGCCGCCTGCGTCGCCGCCAGTCCTGCTCAAGTAGAACATGGCGCCGGGAATACAGCCGGTTGGCGAGATAGCGGCTTCTCTGTTCGCGGTGAGCGTCCCGGTATACCGGCGCATGCTGGCGCTGTTGATGTATTGAAAAACGTCGCTTGCGTCGCCGGCAACGTCCTGCACGCCGCCCGGGGTGAGGCGTCGCCATTTCCCCTGAAACGCCTCGACAAGAGTTCCTTGACCACCGGTCGCGCCGAACGCCAGCGTCCCGTCCGAAGCCACCTTCGCGGCCATTTCGGCAATCGAGAGCCGGTTGCTGACGGGTTGCTCGCGCAGCGCTTCGACCGCACTGCGCAGCGCGCGCACCTCACCCCCGAGTTCCGCCAGGTTCGCTTCGTGCAGAACGCTGCGCGCCTCCCCGGCGACAGCCCTCTCCATGAGGATGTTCAGCGCATTGTCCAGTGTCGCCGCGGCGTCGTGGTCTGCGCATTGCGCGATAGAACCGCGCCCGACCCCCGTGCGGACAACATAGGCGTCGAGCCCGGCGAGTGTCTCGTTGCCCAGGTAATCGATCGGCGTGTCCGGCGGGCCGAATACCCGCGAGCGCGTCCACTTCAGCCGGCTATCTGCGGGGAAGTGGGTGTAGATCAACTGCGACGGATTGATGTGGATGTTGTTGTCGATGGTGAAGTCCAGCGACGGCGCTTCCAGCGAGAACGTCAGCAGCGACGCCTGCGCGACATAATTAGGGCGGGTTGCCTCCTGCCAGCCACGCCCGCTGTCGATGTCGATATTCCGCTCATAGCTGCACCGGCGATAGCCAGCCCCGGCAGGCGGGGAGCCTTGCCCATCAGCACTGCCAAAGCGGTTCCAAAGCTCAAGAGCCTGCGCACAGCGGATGCTGATATTGTCCGTGAAGTGTACGTCTTCCCAACCGGCGGTCGCAGCCTGCAAGTCGGGGCCCTGCAGCGTCATCGCCACGTCGTAGATGTCGCGAAAGATGTTGCGCCGGACGTTGCAGCGCTTCGTCGGCACGCCGCCCGCCTCGGTATAGAACTGGATGCCGTTGCCGTACCGCGTTTCGCCGAACTCGTTGGCAAGCCGGCAGCCGCCGATCTCGCTGACCTCATTCCCCTCGAAATCGAAGTCGCGCGCTGCGCCACCGTGGACGTGGGCGCCCGTTCCTTGGAAATGGATCTGCGAGATTGCGAGGGCCGTTCGCGGAACAATCAGCGAGAGACGGGGGGCTTGCAGGATCTCCTGCGCCCGACTGCCGGGGTTGGCCTCCGAATATACGTACAGCGTCTCGCCCGGGCCCTCGTCCGAATAGAACTCCCAATCGGCTCCCAGCGCCTCGACCGAGTAGCGCTTGAAGCCCTTGATTGCCCCGTCCACGCGCAAGAAGCCGGTGTTCGCACCATTGGCGCCTAGCGTGTAGATATTGCCCGTGAACTTGGCCGGATCGTTGATGGCGACCTTCCAGATGTTCGGTGCGTGTGGAACCCAGGCATCGGGAAGGATGCTTTTATAGCCGGAGATGATCGGCTTCGGCCCGTATCCGTATGCAGAAACGTGGACCTTCGCCGACCTCTCAGGCCGAGCACCCGGAATATCGAGCGGACCGTGGAACACGCCCCCTCGCTCAAACAAAATGCGGTCGCCGGGGTACAGTGTCGCCGCCTGCACTCTCTGAAGCGATTTCCAAGCCAGCTCCGGCTTATTGCCAGACGCATTATCGCTGCCGTTCGGGCTCACATAATAATCGGTCATATCAAAACGTCCGCCCGGCTGCGTTGATGTTAGATGCGAAGGTCGGGACCGTTGGGGCCTCGCGAACTTCGCTAACTGCGTCCGCGATCGCCGCCGCTTGCTCGATCGACACCGGCAGGCCCTCCGGGGTGGTGCCAACATAGGCTCCTAATCCCAGCTCCGCGGCATCGGTGTCCGTCCACGCCCCCTCGTCACTCCAGTATGGCGGGGTATCCGTGACCTTATACTGCCACTTGATCCCCGCATGCGCGGTGACGCCGTCGAGATCACGCGAAGTGAAGAAGGTGCCCACCTCGAAGTCGGCAATCGCCGCCGCGATCGTTGGGCGGTAGACCGCCTCTTTCGCGATGGTGCCGATGGCGTCCGTCAGTTCTGCCACCACAGCGTCACGCGCTACCCGAACCACCGCCGTCGATGCCGGCTTATCGCCAGCACCAATCGCCGTAATCGTGAAGTCGGTGGTCTGCGTAACCAGGTCCGGCAGCGCCTGCGCCTGGAGCGCGCTGTCCACGAAGTCGGCAACCGCAAGATCGCCCGCCGTGTTCAGGTGCAGGAGATCGCCATTCCGGCGCAGCGAACGCGGCGTGAAGCCGGCTGCCACGTCGGCAAGATCGTTCGCCGACCCGTCGTTCCGGCTCTGGAGGAACTGAAGGAGCGTGCGGCCGTCGGCATGCCGCGCCATCAGGCCCGGGAACAGCGCCTCCGTGCGGGCATTGGCTGCAAGGTGCGCGTCATACGACGTGCCAGGGCCGCGCTCCGTCCAGTTTGCCGCGGGGATCACTGGCAGCAGCAACACCCGGCAACCGCGCGCCTGGAGGAAGCTGACGATCAGCTTCAGGTCGACCCACATGCCGGGGTTCGTGTGATCGCCGTATTCGTTCGCGACGCCGCTGAAGAAGAAGTTATTGCCCATCCAGACGACAGCCGTCCGGCCGGGGGCTGCCAGCGCGAAGTCGGGCGTGAAAGTGACCGGGCCGTCGAAGGTGATCGCCGTCTCGCCCGGTGCCAGGGCAACCCGATAGGCGAAGCTGGCGGCGTTCGGAGCCGAGACCGTGACGCGGCGCGTGACGCCGTTGCGCTCGACATAGCCGCCCATGCTCATGCCGGTCGTCAGGCCAGCATCTCCCGTCGTCAGAAACGCCGCCGGGTTGTTGCCGTCGATCGGTGCGCCGTTGATCTGGGTGACCGCAACCGTGCCAGTCGCCGGCAACGTCCCGGCCAGCGTCAGCACGATTGGCTTTGCGCCCGTGCGGTAGACCATCCGGCCGTCCGACGAATAGCGCGCGACGCTCACGAACGGCTGCCCGTAGCGAGCGGCTAGAACCTGCGACCACCGATCGGTGACGTCGGTGCTGTCCGTCAGGCTGTTGCCGACGAAGGCGAACGGCTGCGCGAGGGAGTTGCTGGGGAACTCCATGCGGCGCGCGTCACCGCCGAGCGTGACCGTGCGACTGCCCCATTTGACGGTGTGAGCGGTGGGCTGGCCGCTGGTCGTCCATTCGACATAGCCACGCGGGTTCGCAGCGCTGGAGAGGGCAACGGCGCGCGCGGAGAGGATCTTGACCGCGGACAGCTCGGCGAACTTCTCGGCGGTGACGACCTGCTCCCGATAGCGAACACGCCAGCGAACCTGCATCTGGCCGTTCGTGGTCGGAGCATCGAGCGAGATCGTTTCCGGCAGGTCGGGGAAGCTGTAGGTGTAGCCCGCGTCGCCGGACTGGACTTCGTTGACCGTCAGCGTGCCATCGGTGGGTTGCAGCGCGAGGATGTCGCCCGGCAGAACCGCGATGGGGCTCGACAAGGTGAGGGTACGCATGACATTGCCGCCGGGGGCCGTGACAGTCGCCAGCGCGATCCGCGTGAGGCCGGATGGGGTACCCCGGTACGCGGCAACGCGGACGGTGCCTGCGCCCTTGTTGAACACGTCGAGCGCTTCAAGCGTCCCCGGGTGGTCGACGGCATCGTGCCAGTAGACTGCGCCGGTGCCCTTCGGGGTGCCGTCGACTAGCGCCACGCCGCCTGGCCGGCCGATGAACTCGATGGCGTCCTCGCTCAGGTTGTCGAGCGCGATGACAGCTTCGGCGGCTGCTGCAACCGCTTCGTCGCGGGCAAGCTCGGCGCCCTCGCGCAGCCCGCCAATGAGGTCCGCTCCGTCGATCACCACCGTAGCGCCGCCATCCTGGCTGATCGTCAGGGTTGCGCCGGCATCCGGGGACGCAGCACGCGCCGCGGAGCGCGAGCCGTAGCCCGACGCACGGCTCGCAGGTGCGCTGTCCGAGCGGTAGGGGTGCGCCGGCAGGATGACGCGCCCGCTGAGCCGCGTGCGGCCCCCGATCACGAGCGCGTACTCGAACTCGGCCGGGTCACCCACTTCACCGAAGTAGGGCAGCGCCTGCAGGGTGCCCCGATGCATCCGGATACGGACGTCGCTGACCTCGACGCCGTCCACAACGGATACGCCGCGGAACTGGACGCCCTCCGTTTCATAGCCCGCGCCGCCTACGTTGGGCACGACCTTGTCGAGGGCGATGATTGCGGGCCCAGGCACGTCGCCGCCCAAGCGCACTTCCATCGCAAGCGCGATGTTCGTCAGATCCCTGCCAACGACCCGGATCGGATATTCGTAATAGTCGTCGTTCCGCCAGATCGTGAGATCGTGGGGCGCCGTGATGGGCTGCGTCATGAAGGATCGCTCCGGGTCAGGTGTGAGGGTGCTGGCAACGCGGCCGTCGCGATCAGGTCTGGTCGACCTGCCGCGGCTCCATCTTGATGTTGTGCGAGAGGACGCCGTTGGAGACGTAGGTATGGGCGTCGGTCACGGTCGCCTTGACGATCCGATGCGAACCCGGAACCTGCGTGCCGATGTCGCGCATCTTCACCCAGGCGCCGGTGTAGACGAGGTGGTCTCCGGTGGCGCGAAGCGGCCGGCCGCCAACCTCCGCCTGCCAGACGTCCTCGCTGTCGGCGATTTCCACCGCCTCAACGGAGAAGATGCCCCAGCCGCCCGCGATCTCGTTCAGCCGCAGCTCGTGCCGCGTCAGGACCCGGTCACCAACGGCAAGGTCGCCAGCCGGCTTCTCGGTACCATCCGCCATCAGGATCGGCGTGTCCGTGGTCACGCACGGGCCGCCGGGCGGGGTTGCGCCACCGCCGCTCGACGGCGGGCTGCCGGCAGTCGGGATGATCGCATAGCCCAGATAGTGCCGGCCGGGGTGGCCGGGCGCAGGGCGGGCGTCGATATCGTCTTCGAACAGCTGGTACGTCACCGCGCCGCCGAGGCGTTCCTCGTCATCATAGCCGAGAGCCCGGAACGAGCCGGGAGCAAGGCCGGTGGCGATCGTCGCTCCTGCAACCGCAACGTCTGGGTGGCCGTCGGTGTAACGGCGTGTGTGAGCGCTGAGGGTGAGCGTCCCGTCGTCGCCCGCAGTGATCGCCAGACCGATAGGGAACGACGTGGCGATCGCCGACTGCGTTCCGCCCGCCGCGCTGAACACCCCGGCCGTGACCGGGCCCAGCACCAGCCGGTCGCTATAAGCGCCCGCCACCATATAGCGGACCGCGACCTCGTACTGCGTGCCGGAGCTAACGCTCGTGATCTCCTTGCGAGTGATGCCCGTGCCGTCGATGCCTCCGCCGCTCCAGCCGGCGTCCGGATCTGCGCCAGCCGCATAGGGCCGGTATTCGAACAGCACGCCTGCCATCGGACGATCATCGGCTGCGCCGGTGACGATCAGCGCCGGGAAGGACACGCCGTTGGCACTCAGCACCGCCCCGTTTGCGATCCAGTCGGCGGCATCGGGCGCGCTGAGGTCGACCGTCGGGATCGAAAGATCAGGCGTCGGCGGCGCGGTACCGCCCTTGCCGAGCGCGAAGTTGTGCTTCGATGCAGTCTCGGAGCGACAGGTGAACGTCACGCCCACGGTCGCCATGTCGATTTCGCGCTCGCGCACCACGACGTCGCGGCCGACCAGCGCCGCTTCGGGAATGTCGACCGTGAGGCAGTCGCCGGGGCGATAGCCGATCATGGTCGCGTTGCAGGGAAGAAGAATGCCGTCGAGTTCGCGGCCGTTCAGGATCTCGTAGAGCCCCAGCTGCGCGCCTTGGTCGACCTGCTGCACCAGCGGGAACTTCACTTCCCGCGGCCGGCTGCCACCGTCGACGGCGACATAGTCAGGGATCGCGATTGCATCGAGCGGGACCATCTCCCAGCCGTGGCTTTCCAGCCGTACCGAAGGGATGACGGTGTTACGGCGAGCCCGGCGGGAAGCGGTGCCCGGCACGTCGACGTCGCCGATGATGTCTGCGCTCGTGATGGTGCCGATCGAGACGCGCGGGGCGTTGAAGGTGACCGACAGCTGCCCGGCCACCGGCATCGGTTCACCGCCGCCCGCCTGGCAGATCATCTTGAGGATGTCCCAGTCGTTGTCGGCCGTCGTGTAGACGATGCCGCCAGCCTTCCAGTTGTTCGCATCGCAGATGTTCGCGAACTCGACGAACGGCGCCAGGTCGATGCCAACGACCTTCATACCGCCCCCGGCGATCAGCGTGCCGTTCTGGGCCCGCCCGTGCGCCCAGGTGATGGCATGCAGCCCCGGGTTCTCGCTGTAGACGTACGTCGCCTCCTGCCCCAGCCGGCACGGACCCGCGCCGCCCGGATAGGTGCTGTCGAGACGGGGATCGTAGACGAAGACGCCCTCAAGGATCCGGCCGCGCTCGGGCACGCCGTTGGGGAACTTCTTGCCCTTGCTGTCGAACTTGAGCGTCCACAGATCAGCAGCGAGCCCAGATAGCTTGGAGGTCGCGTTCCAGCCGGGAAAGTCGCCCTGCGGCCCCTGCAGCGCGCGACTCTCCGGACACGCGCCAAGCTGCTGGTCGAGCCACATATAGCCCGCGTACGTTCCCACTGCGGCGCGGTTGGAGAAGCTGACGGTGGCCTTCTCGACCTGAAAGGGTCCGAGGCTCTTGATGGGCCCGATGCTGTGGACCGCGACCCAACTCTCCAGGCTGTTCTTCGACCCATAATACTGGCGATGCACGACCTTGCCGGCCGAGTAGGTCCGACCGATCGCGTACGGCAGGCCCGATTCCTTATCGATCGTGAACTGGGTCGGGTTGCCGCCGAGGGAGCCCTTCGGGGCGGCTACTGCCGAGGCGATGGAGAGCGCGGCCGCGCCAAATTGTGCGATGCTGGCGACACTGGCCACAGTCGCCAAAGTGCCGACAGTCGCAGCCGATGCGCCGGCGGCGAGCGTGGTCGCTCCAAGCAGGCCTGCGCCTGCGGCAGCGCCGACTCCGGTCGCAACGAGCGCGACGGCGCCGACGACAAATGCCGCCGTCCGAAGGGCTTTCGCCATGAGTGCCTCTCAGACCCGCCAGGCGGCGAGATATTGGACGGGCTGGAGGATATCCGCGCCGTCCACGTCCTCGTGATAGCCGAGCACGCGGCCGTTCCCCACGGCCACGCTAAGGGCTCCTCCGAACGGTCCCTCCGCAGGCAGCAGCACAAGGTCGGCAACCCAGGCGGCAGCTGGAGCGACCCGCGGGAAGCCCAGCGCGTCGACGGCAGCCGCCAGGTCCTCGAAACCCGCACGCTGAAGCGCGCGCGCCGCACCCAAGGCGGTCTTGTAGCTGCCTGCCTTAGCCAGCTGCGGCCGGTGCCCCATCTTGCGCAGGAGGAACGCCGCCAGCCGGACGCAGTCGTTCTTGCCATAGATCAAGGGCTGACCCTTGAAGCGGTCGACGGTCGCCTGCGCGGCGTGCTGCCGGCGAAGGAGCTCGGTCATAGTCCGATGTTCCCGAGGAAGGACGCGGCCAAGCTGCCGCCACCGACGATGCGGACGTTTGAGGGCCGCTTCTCCACGCCCCACAGCGAGGTCTTGTCGGTGCCGGTCATGTTCGCGAGACCGGTTTCGCCCGGCCACATGAGGCGGTGCCAGCTGTCCGAGAGGCGCGCTCCGCGCTCTTCGTCGTGGAACGGCTCAAGTGCCGAGGCGCAACGCCATTCCAGCGTGCGCGTACCTTTGCCGACCCGCAGCCTGGGCACGTCCAGTTCTCCCGCGAACAGCTGGATTGGCTCGGGCAACAGCCGGCCAGTTGCCGGATCGATCAGGCCCAGCCAGCCGGCTACCTCCCCACCCTGAGCGGTGGCGGACGCGAGTTCCGAGGCTGCGGCTTCGTCCGGAGGAACGAAGGTCAACTGCCAATCCGGCGCCTCGTTCGCGACCCCGTCCTTCAGGTTGCTGGCCGCGACCAGGACACCGAAGCGGGGATCCTCCCCAACGAAGCGATCGCCGTCGAACGGCACCTCGACCGAACCTACCACCTGGCACAGCGCGTAGCCGGGCAACCGCACCCGCACGAGCGGCGCAAATGGGTATTGGCCGGAGCGCAGCGCTGCCGACATCTGGGGCGTGAGGCGGAAGGTCATGCCCGCTCCTGGATGCTGAACGACAGCGGGTCCGTCTTAGCGCGCCGGAACAGCGCGCCCTTGTCGAAGCCGAGCAGCTTCCCCTCGATCATGGGGGCAACGAATTCGACGGGCTCGGCGTCGATCGTCAGAAAGCGGAGCATCGGCCAGATCGGCAGCGCAACCCGGCCGTTATCGGGCACCATCATCTGTCCGGCGCCCGCGATCATGTGGACGTAGTGCCGGCCGCGGTGAATGATGCTGAAGAAGTTGCCCCGGGTAAGCCAGCCCCGCTGCAAGCCGCGCAGCGACAGGGTCGTGCCGCCCTGATCCGTGCCATCGACCACTACGCCGAAGCCGGCGGTATGGCGGGCCCGGTTCGGCTGGACGATCCGCATGGCGGCGGTGCCGTTGCTGGCCTCGAACAACGCAGCCATCATGATCCGGCCTTCGTCATCGTTCCGGAACTGGGTGGTTTCGACGTCCGCCGCGAAGCGATCGCCTGGGCGCGGGATAGGCAGATCAGGCCCGCCGAATGCGCCCTCCTGCTCTCCGCTGAATAGACGGGGGCGAAGGGCGAAGGACTTGATCCGCAGGTGCGGGATCTCGACCCGCATCAGCGCCAACCCCGGCCAAGCCGCCGCGCGCCAGCCGCCGCGCCGTTTGCCTCCGCCATCGCCGCGCCGCCAGCCGCACCCCGCACCGCTGCGCCGGCGCCGATCGCGTTCATCTGGTCGAGCACGTCCTGCGTCACGAGCGCCCCCTCAAGGTGGAAGTGATTGTGCGTCTCGCCGCGCGCTGCCGTGTCGTTTGCGGCCAGCAGACGCCGCGTCTCGCCAGCCGACGTCACCCGCGATCCCTGCGGCAGGTTGACGATCTCGGGCCCGTTCTCCGCCAGCCAGGTTGCGCCGCCGGACCACCATTCGGTACCGGCCGCGTTGTTGCCCACGCCCTTGGAGCCGAACAGCTTGCCGAGGTTGCCCAGGGCGCTGCTCAGGGTGGGCAGAGCCTTGTCGCCGTTCAGCAGGTTCTTGATCGGGTTGAGCAGGGCGAGCTTCACGAACTCGCTCTTGAGCATGTTCAGGATCGTCTTGCCGGCGTTGCCCCAGCTCGACCAGGTGTCCTCAGAAAGCACCGTGTCCACGAAGTCGCTGCCGAAGTCGCGCAGCTCCTGGAACCCGGCAGCGGCGAGCTTCGCCTTGGCTGCGATGCTGTCGAGATGCTCCTGGTTCTCCAGCAGCTTCCGGCCCTCCTCGCTGTCGGCGGAAATGTTCTCGCGCTTCATGCGCAGGATTAGATCCAGCTTCGCCATCGCGCGATCGCGCTCGTCGTTGCCGGCTGCCGCGAGGGATAGGTCGAGCTTCGCCATCTCCAGCGAATCCCGCTGATCGTCGGAGGTGTTGACGTAGAACTGGGCACGGCGGAAGCCTTCGCTGGCGCGCGCTTCGTTGACCCGGGCATCTACGAACCCGGTTCGGTCCTCACCGGTTAGCTTCTTGGCGTCCGCATCGCGCTTCGCTGCCCGGCGGGCTGCATCAAGGGCGCGCTGCAGCGGATCCTTGCCGAGGTCGCGAATGCTTTCGATCGTCTCGGCGAAGCGATCCTTCGACGCCTTCGTCTCGACGGCCGCCCCGCTGCGCGCCTCTTCCGCGTGCATCTCGGCCAGTGCCTTGCGATAGGCTTCGATAACGACGGTCAACTGCGCCAGCGCCTCGCCCTGGGCGACGGTCTGGAGCTTCAACAAGGGGCGCAACGCCGCTTCATCGGACAGAGCCTGAGCCATACCGTCCGCCGGCAGCGTGCCGGCGAGCACCTGGGCACGCACAGCCGCGCGCGCCTCCGTCTCCTCACGCAGCTGGGCAACGGACTTCGCGCCGTTCGCCACCTGCTCGCCGACCATCACCTGCAGCTGGCGCGCTACCTGCGCGTCGGTGTCGATGCCCCTGCGCGTGGCGTCCGTCAGGCCCTTGCGGGCGGCCTCGGCACGCAGTGCGGCGGCACCGCCAACCAGATACGCCTTCGCCAGATCGAGCGAGGCTTCGGCGTTGACCTCCATCGCCTCGGCCTGACGGCCCAGCGATTCCGCGCGGCGATCACCGCTGCGGCGGCTGGCGTCCTGCGCGACGTTGAGATCGCGCTCTGCGGCCGTGCGTGCCTCCAGCAGCTTCGCCTGGTCCGCCTGCGTCTTGCCGCTCGCCTCATAGGCGGCGTCCGCTTCCTTGATGCGGATCTGATACTGCGCCTGGGCGCGATCCAGCGCGGTGGTGGCGCCGGCGAGCTTTGCACGCGCCTCAAGCAGGCTGGTGTCGGCGTTCGCGAGCGCGGTGGTGTCGCCACGAAGCGCACGAAGCTCCTTCTGCAGGTCAGCGTTCTCGCGCGTGGCGATGATCGCCTGACCGCCGATCCCGGAGACGTCGAGGGCAACCCGAGCCAGTTCCGGCCGGGTCTTCGCCAGCGCGGCCAAGCCATCGGACAGCTTCGCGACGTCACCACCGGCAGAGCGGATAACCCGCTGCACATCGACATCGTCTTCGAAGCTGACGCCGCTCGTGGTGGAGCCCGGAGTCGCGCGGGTCGTGCGGAGGGTAGCATCCGCGGCGCGATCGAACGCCTTGGCGCGGGCATCGGTAATCGCCTTCTCGTTCGCCGCGATCTGTGCCTGCCGCGTCAGGATGGCATTGAGCACCAGCGTGCGGTTCTGCTCCTTGAGCTTGCCCGTCGTGCTGTCGATGAAGTTCCCGATATCCGACTGCCGGTCCTGGAACTTCTTCATGCCCGCCTCGGCCTTCTCCGAAGCGTCGTTGTTCTTGAGCAGGTGATCCGTCAGCGCGCCGAGCAACAGCATGCCGCCCGTGACCGCGAGGCCATAGGGCCCGATCATGAAGCGGGCGAACGACCCGGCCTTGCCCTCCAGGTTGGCGAACTGCCCCGCCGCCTGGCCGCCCTGAATCGCAAGGACGCTAAGCGGGTTTGCGCCCATGGATAACTGGGTGAACAGGTCCTGCGCCTGAAACGACAGCCCCTGCATCGCCGCACGCTGGGCGCCGGCGGAGTTTGCGTTGCGTTGCTGCGCCGCGGTCGCGGTGTCGAGGGCGGCCCTCTCCTGCCCCAGCTTGGCGACGTACTGGTCGAGTGAAATGCGGCCCTTGCTGACAAGATCCCGCGCGTTCTCCATCTCGGCGTTGAATCGCTGCTGCGCGGCCGCAGCAGGATCGATGGAGGCGACAAGCGCGCGGGTCCGGGCATCCAGTTGCTCTTCGACAGTGAGCAACTCGCTCATTGCCTGAGCCGAGCGCTTTGCTGAGCCCTCCCACTGGCCGAAGCCGGTCCCGGCGGCAGCCTCTACGCGGGCCTGTACCGCAGTCAGCTCGGCAGTCTCGGTCGCGGCCGTGCGCGTTGCGCCAGCCACCTTTTCGAGGATCGCGGCTGCCTGTGCCTCGGCCTGTACGAACTGATCGAGCGTAATGCGGCCGGCCTCGTGCAGAGCCGCGGCCTCCCGGATCTCGGCGTTGTAGCGCTGCTGAGCCGCGAAGGCGGGATCGATCGCGGTCACTAGCGCCCGCGTCCGAGCTTCTAGCTGCTCTTCGGCTGCGATCAGTTCCTTGAAGGCCGCGGCAGACTGGCGGGCGGAACCCTCCCATTCACCGAAGCCGGTGCCGTTCGTGTCCGCGATCCGCATCTGCACCGCCGACTGGGGCGTGATCGCAGCGATTTTGGCGGCGGCGTTGGCCTGCCGCTGGATCGCTGCCTCAGCGTCCTCACCCGCCCGCTGGTAGGCTTTGCTCCAGCGCTTTGCCGACGCGTCACCCGAAGCGGCGATCTCGTCAAAGGTGCGGGTGACATCGGCCTTGCCGGTGGTGCCCATGCGGATCGAGACGGACTTTTCCACGCGCCCTCCTCAATCCCCGGCGTCATCCCCGGCGAACCGGGCGACGATCACGGCTTCCGCGTCTGGCAGAACGTCCGCCAGCATCTCCATGTCGGCACCCAAGGCAGCACCGATCGCCATCACGGCGGCGTAGTCGAGGGCGAACGGCTTGCCGTCCATTCCGCGGACGCGCAGCTGCCGCTCGCAGGAGTTCAGGACTTGCCAGACGCCTTCCGCCTCCTCGGTGTCGGGCTCTTCGATCCGGTACGGGCACTGCTCGCACCGCCGCGCTTCGCTCGCTTGGCAGGTGAGCTGGCAATATCGCTCACCGGCATCGCCGCCTCCCCAGTGCCATTCTGAGAGGCGGCGGAGACGTTTTTTGTCCGCTCCCGCAGCACGAACGGCATGACATACGCTTGGTCGAGAGCCTCAAAGATGAGCGGGTCCGAGAGCGCGTGCTCAAGGTTTTCACGGCTGAACGGCAGCTGCTGACCGGGGCCCTCGTCCTCGGGCCCTCCCATCAGGCAGACGTCCTTCCAGTCGCGGGCGCCGGCAAGGATCAAGGCCACGCTGAGTGCGTCGCCCAGTTCCTCAAGCTGCTCGGCAGCCGGGGCGTCAGCGGCATCTTCGCCTTCCTCGACCTCTTCGCCCCGGATCGCCTTGATCGCTGCGCGGCGGGCCGCGCGCATCATCTTACGGTCGATCGGAGCGAACAGCACCTGGCAGCCCATTACTGGCACCCATGCGGGACCCTCTGCCTTCTTCTGGATAACGAGCATCAGGCGGCGTCCCCGATCCACTCGAGACGGACCTTGCGCGCCTCCTCGATGACCTTCAGGTCGCTGCCCTCGCGGACGAAGTTGCCCCGCTCGACCGCATAGCGGCGGACGGTACCCTTTTCGGTGTCCGCCTCCAGCACATGCGCGATCACCTTGTCGGTCGCGGTGTCGACGACACGAAGGTTGGCAAAGCCGGGGGTGATGCCGGCGGCAGCATGGGTCGGCAGCGGCGGCACGGTCTTTTCGGTCGCCGCGTTGGCGGCGGTATCTTCCTTCTTCACGGGCGTTCTCCGCTGGAGGATCAGTAGCTGGCGACGTCGTTCTTGAGCACGGCCGTCAGCGTGTGACCGCCGGCACCAGATGCCTGCCAGTTGGACGTGGCCTGGACGCCGCCCGGGCCGGTGATCGGCGTCTTCACGCGCGGGAGGAACACGCGCGGGACAGTGAAGACGAGGCTGAAATCGCCTCGCTTCCAGCCGAACGACAGATCGATCGGCGTGCCGTCGACAGCCGCGTCGTAGAGGTCGAGCCGGTCGAACCGCATCGTCAGTTCGCCGTTCATCATCGCCTTGAGCGGATCCGCGCCGTCGATACGGCCGTCTTCGCGAATCGCCTCCACCTTCTCGTAATTGTTCGAATAGGTGAAACCCGCGCCCGTGACGCTGCCCAGCACCTCACCGCCGCGCTTGATCGAGCCCGTCGCCTGCTGGAATCGCTCGCCGGCCAGCGTGGTGGGCGTGCCAGCGACGCTCAGCGCCTGCTTGCGGGTCTCGCCCTGCGCGATGACGCCAATCGTCGCGTTGAGCATGCCGGAGCGCGCCATCGACACGCGCAGCTGGTTTGCCAGCGCGCCGAAGTTGACGGAGAAGCTGGGGATCTCGGGGTTGCCGATCTCGATCGACGCGGACGGCAGCTGGTCCTTGCCGGAAACGAAGGTGTGCGTGGTGACGCCGCTCGCGGTGGCGGAAACCGGGTCGCCCAGCAGCAGCTTCAGCCACCAGCCGAATGCGCGGGTATCCATCGGCACCACGACGTCGCCGTCGTTGGTCGCGACATCATATTCCGGGTCGAGTCCCTCGCGGCCGAAGCCAAGCTGATCGTCCTCGATGAGCGGCCGCTCCTCCCCCAGCGAGTTGCTGACGAACGGCAGGCGGCGGAAGCCGCTCGTGGGCGTCTGCCCATAAGCGGTTTCGAACACGGCCGACTGCACGGCATTGATGCCGAGCGCGCGCCGGCGGGTAGGCTGTACGGCCATGGTGGGTTCCTTCGGGCTCAGTTGAGAGGGGAAGTGGTCGAGTAGGAGGCGACCAGGTCGAAATCTGCGCCCCGCGCAGGGTTCGCGCCCTCGCCGTAGATGTCGTCGGTGTTGGGCCCCGTCGGCTCCAGCCAGTCGCAAAGCCCGCCGAGCGTGCGGTCGGCTTCGACCTGGTCGCCGATCCGGCCCATCATGCGGTCGACGTCTTCTTCGGTAGCCCCGGTCACTTCGACCGGGATGCGGTGCGCATAGTGGTAGACGAGCGGACAGAGGTCGACTTCGGGCTCTCCGGGCTCGCCACTGCGGATTACCACGCGGCCGGTCGGCGGGATCCGAGCGGGCGCCGCGTCCGCGCCATCCAGCCCGAGCACCTGCGAGTGTGGCACGGCCGATTGTACGAGCGCCTTCACGGCGGCGAGAACATCGAGGCGCTTGCTCACCAGTTCTTCTCCAGCCCGCGCGTAAATGCTGCGATGAAGGCCGCGCTCCAATTTGCGGCGGGGCGATCTAGGTCGAGCAGCTTGGGCATGCGCGCCACCGGCACGAGGGTGAACATCAGCACGCGCTTGAGGACCCGCCCTTGGGCTAATCGCCGTGCAGTGCCCTGGCGGATCCCGCGCCCGCGCCGCGCGCCCACCGCGTTGATGAACGCCAGCACACGACCATTCTTGCCGCGCTGGTAGAACAGGTCCTGGTTGAAGGTGTGCTCGACCTGCTCCGGCGTCATGCGGCGCGATGAACCGCGACGGCCGAGCGCCCGCGGCACGTTGTCTGTCGGGATGGCGAGGAAGCGAGAGCCGTTCACCGGCAGGATCGTCGCGCCTCGCACGAAGCTGTCGATGATGTCGGGCGCACGACTGTAGATGTAGCCAGCCGGGTTCATGCCGTTGCGCGACTTCGGATAGACGTTGCCGCGCCATGTGTTCGCCAGGCGCTGTCCGAGGCCGGCCGAGGTCACCTGCCCGCGCAGCTCGCGCAGCGCGTCGCCAGTGGTAGCGCGCATAGCGACCGTCGCGGCGCGCGCGACGCTGCCCTCGGCTTCCCGCATCACCTTGGCGAAGTCGGGAACCTCGACCTCGAATTTCACGCTTCCGGCGCCTCGCAGGTCCAGGTCATGCCTTCCACATCGAGCGCCGGGTCACCGGTGACGATGCAGACGGTTAGGACCTCCGCCTGGGCGGCCGGATCAATCTCGCGGATCAGGAAGCGATCGCCCGCGGACGGCATGGGCACTTCGGAGCGCCGCACGTCGATTATGCAGGTGTCCTGCCGGATCCGGCTGTCGCCGAAGGGTGCGTCAGCGGTCGGGCGGGAACGGATGATCCGCACCCCCTCCTGCACGCCGCTTTCGTTCACGTAATCCGCCGCCTCGGAGCCCGGCCCGTGGAACAGGGCGTCGAGCGCCAAGGCGAACGGATTCATAGCTTAAGCGGCGATCTGGCCGGTCAGCAGAACGCGGCCGACGGTGTCGGCAGACGCCTGCGACTGACGAGCGACGCCGATCAGCGTATTGCCGGTGGCGGTCGAGGTGACCCGCTTGTTGGTGTTGTCCCAGTAAAGCTTGGTGGTGTCCGCCACCCAAGCCTCGCCAGGTGCCTTCGCTAGGTCCCAGACCCCGGTGCGCTTCGCCTCGACCACGGCCGACTGTGCGGCTGCGGCGAGGGCAACGGCGAACACGGCGCCGACGAGGATCCCGGCGCCGCTGGTGACGGCGTAGGGAGCGATCATGGTGATCGTGTCACCGGGCTGGACGAAATTGCGTGCCATTTCGGCTCACTCCTTGCTCGCCGCAGGCTTGGCAGCCTTCGGCTTCGGGGCATCCTTGGCCGCCTGCGGAGCGACTTCGGACTGATGGGGCTCGGAGGCCGGCTCGCTTACCGCGGCACCATCAGTGGCCGCGATCGTGTCGACGCCCGTCTCCTTGTTCTCCTTGGCGGTGAAATCGCCGGTGACGTCCTCCGCCACCTTGTCGTCGAGCAGGCTCTTCGCCTGATCGTCTTCGACATGCAGCACGCCCTCGTGGGGGTGCCGCAGCACGCCGGCGACGTGCGCCGACGTGATCAGCTTCACGAACTTCATGGGGTATCTCCAGATGCGACGGGAGCGGCTGGAGCCGCCCCCGTCTGGCCCAGGGGCGGAGCGCTTAAGCGCCCGGCTGCTTGTAGGCGGACCGCCAGTTCACGGCGCCGACGCCGTAATCGTGACGGACCTTCCACTCGACGCCGTCGACGCGCCAGCCGTCCTGGCTGTCGGTGAACGGCTCGGTCACACCGTTGAGGAACACCACCTCGATTGCCGGCGCGACGTTCGGATCCGCGAAAGCGTAATAGGCGGCGCCGGACAGGCGCGGGCTGTCGACGATGTCCTCAAACATCCCGTTCACGATGTTGGGCCGCTGCAGCTTGTTCACGGCATCCGGATCGTACTGGCTGCCGTTGATGACACGCGCTGCGCCGCCAAGCGCGAGCGCGAGCAGCAGGATGGACGGGCGGATGTCGAGGAACTCGTTTCCGCTGACGTCCTTCTGCTGCGCCATCGCAACGCGGATCGCGTCGAAGGCAGCGACCGAAGGCGCGGCACCCGCTGCAGCGAGGTTGCCGTGGTCCGCGTGGAACAGCGGCTTGCCGTCGTTCATGATCGGGTTGCTGTTGAGCAGCGCGAACACGTCGATCTCGATCGTCAGCTTGGCGGCCCGGCCGAGGTCGACGGCGAGACCGGAGAACACCTCCATATCGTCGTTGACGATCGCCTGACGCGACAGGTTGATGATATTGCCCTTGGTCGAGGCGGTGATCGCTTCCTTCGCGAGGTCAGGGATGGCCTTATTCTTGAACTCACCCGACTCGTTTACGTTGTCGAGCGCGCCGAACGAACCGCGCAGGTATCGGCTATGCGGCCGGAAGTCGGTCACCGTGCCGGTGCCGCAGAACCGCGTCCAGGTGTCGGGCGTCGTCGCATAGGCAGCCTGCAGCGTGCGGTGGATCGCGTTCTCGAACAGGACCGGGAAGTCGCTGGTCGTCTGCGTGATCACCGCGCCCTGCGAGGTCATCGCCTGGCGAACGATCTGGTCCGGGTCGCGAGTGGTGATGTTCACGCCCAGGTTGCCGAGCGATTCGCGCGCGAGGTCGACGTTGCGAACGCCACGGAACTCGCCCGGGTCGATCTTGATCGGCTTGCCGTTTAGCGCGGCGGCCTTCTCGACAAGGTGAGCGACGCCCGCCTTGACGAGCAGCCAGTTGGTGGCGCCCTCCCGGAACTTCTCGCGCTGGTCCACGGTGACCCGCGCGGGGCTGTTGTGGCCGATATTGGCGGCATCACCCTCCTCCGCCAGCTTGTCGAGGATCTTCTCGCGTGCCGTCGCGAGCGGAGTGCCGTCGTTGACGAGACTGTCGATGAAGTCGCCCGGCAGATTGTGCTTAGAGCCGAGCGCCCGGATGGTCCCAACGCGGGAGCGTTCCGCGGTCACGGCGTTCTGCACATCGGCAGTGGTGAGCGCGACGACCGACGTGTCGGTCTGGGGCGCCGGGGCGTTGGTGGCCGGCGTCAGGGCGAGGGCACCGGTTGCGGGGAGCGCGTCCTGTGCGTTGAGCGCCACGGCAGACTTGACGATCTTGTCGATCTCGTTCTGCGTGCCGCCGTCCTTCTGGAACGTGGCGATCGCGGCAACCAGCGCCGCGCGGGTCTTATAGAGGTCCATGGTTTTCTCCTGTGGACGTTTAGGAGCGGCAGCGGCCGTCCGCGGGGTTCCCAGCATCGCCATTGCGGAGATGACCGGGCTTTCGGGGGCCTTGCGAAACCCGAATGCTGACACGTTGCAGGCCGCGGCGTTCGACGCCTCCGACACGGACGTGATGAACTTTTGCTCGAGCGCCTGCTCCGAGGTGAGCCAGGTCTCGGCGTCGAGCATGGGGATCAGATCGTCGGCGCTCAGACCGGTCTGACCCGAGTAGATCCGCACGAGCTGGTCGCGGATCACGTCGAGCTTGTCGGCCGCAGCGCGAAGCTCGCGAGCGTCGCCGATCGCCACATCCCACGGATTGTGGATCATCATCAGGGCATTGTCGGCCATGATGATCTCGTCGCCGACCATGGCGATCACGGACGCCATCGAGGCCGCGAGCCCGTCGATATGGACAGTGACCTTGCGGCCGGCGGCCTTAGCGGCGGCGAGCGCGTTGAAGATCGCCAGCCCCTCCATGACGTAGCCGCCCGGGCTGTTGATGCGGACAACGATGTCGCCATCGTCGCTGGCGATCAGGGCGAAGAGCGTCTTGGCATCAAGGCCGTCCCACTCGTCACCGACGATTCCGTAGATGAGGATTTCGAGCATTCAGGCCCCCTGAGGCTGTGCGGGAGGAGCGGAGGACTCTTGCTCCGCGGGGTTGCCGACAGCGGTGACCCGGCGAGGGTCGCAGTCGAAAATGAGCCCGAGCTTGTCGATCTTCTCGGCGTCGGCCTTCCACTCGGCGAGGAAGGTGTCGGGATCCTCGCCGCGACGACGGGCAGCTGCGGAGATCGTGTCCTGACCGGACCGGATGGCGTCTCGCGTCGCCTTAACCTCTTCGGCCGGGTTGATCATCTCGCGGCCGGGGGGCGTCCACCGTACGGTCACGCCCTCGATGTCCTCACCCAGCATCGCGAATGCGTCGATCAGCCAGGTCGCAACCGCGCCGCAGAACTGCGGGATGAACATCGTCCACTGCCAGGCAGCCAGCGAGCGCTGATACTCCAGCCAGCCCATCCGCCCGGACGAGAAATTCACGTTGGACAGGTCACCAGTGAGCGCCTCGTACGGCACGCCGAGGCCGGCGCTCACCGCACGCAGCGAGACCTTGGTATAGTCGGCATACCCGTCCACCCCCGGCGGGCTGGAGAAGGTGACCTCTTCGCCGGGACGGGCGTACTGGAAGGTGCCCGGCTCGATATAATCGAGCGGCTCGCGATCGTCGGGCCCGCCTTCTTCCTGCGCGATGCCGGGGATCAGGCCGTCCGGATCCTCGCCCGTCACGACGCCAACGAACGCACTAGCGAGCTTCTGACGCGTCAGCTGCGCATCCTCGAAGTCGCCGAAGTCCTTCATCCGCAGGATCACGGGCGCGAACCAGGTCGCGCCGTGCTCCATCTCCGGCCGATCGGCGCGGAAGACGTGCGCAACGTCTGCCGCCTTCACGAAGGTCGAGCCCAGCGCATCGGCGCGGCCACCGCCAGGATGACCGTTATACAGCCAATAGCCCTCCCGGGCGCCCAGAGGACTGAACTGCACGCCGTTGATCAGGAACCCGCCCTGCACGTCTGGCGCGGAGGAAAGCGGCCCATGCTTTGACGGATCGATATAGTCCGGCTCGATCACCTGAAGCTGGAACGGCAGCGGCAGCCGGTCGGAGGCCCGACGCCAACGACGACGCATCACCACGGCGCCGCTCTCGACGATGGTCCGGGCCGCCTGAAGCTGAAGGCCGTAGAGATCATGCCGACCGCTGGCGTCACACGCCGTGGTGTCGAAGTGCCTGCGAGCCAGCTTGTTCAGCCGGTCATCGATCTTGCCGTCGCGGTACACCTGAAAGGTGATTCCGGTGCCGACCATGTTGTTCGCGATCGTGGACGCGCCGCGCGCCGCGAACGGATTGTTGCGGACGAGGTCACGCGCGATTCCGCGGAGTGCTGCAGCAACAGCCGGCGAAAGTTCGCCGTTGGCATCCAGCCGCGTGCGCCGCCACCCTGCGGCCCGGCGGCCGAGCGTGGCGCCATCGTACTCCGCGCGCGCGCCGCGCCCCGTACGGATGCGCTTACGCACGCTTGCGACGGCTGGCGCCGGCTCGGCAGGTGGCCGGCGCAGCAGCCGATCGAGGATCGAGCGCTCAGCCATTTAGAGGCCGCTCCGGTAAAACGGCACGCGACGGCGGACGATCGCGCCCTTTGCCGTCGTCTTCATCGCCAGCTCGCTCTGGATCACAGCTTTCGCGGCGAGCAGTTGGTCGAGCGACTGATATTCCGTCCGGCGACCATCAGCGAAGGTGACGCTGCGGATGCCGCTCGCGATCGCTTGGTTGAGCCGGTCCAGGTCGGACTGCTGATACGACATTCCTACCTCCCTCGGCTGGTGAACGGGTTGGCGCGCTTCGGCTTAGGCTTGGCTTTGACCGCAGGTGGCGCAGCCGGCTGTGCTGGCGCGCGATCATCAGGAACTTGCGGCGGAGGCGCCGGCGGGGGAGGTGCCGGCTTGGTGAACTCGCCTCGGGCCTTCTGCCAATCGCTCTCGCGCCAGCGATCGACGCCCAGTGAGAAGGCGACCGCGCGGGCGTAAACCGCGTTATCGAGCGCCTCGTTGCGGTCGCGAACCTTGTGCCACTCCCGCCGGAAGCCGCCGCTGCGCAACCGGATGATGCGGAGTTCCTCCGCCACCAGCTGCTTGATCCACTCGTCGGTGGTGCCGTCGGGCAGGAAGACATACCCGTCGGGGTATTCCTCACCGTCGACCGGCTTCTCCTTCTCAAGGTCGCCGAAAAGCTCGAGCTTCAGCATCGAGGTGCCGATGTTCCAGAGGCGGACTCCGCGCTTCAGCTTGCGACCGTTGACTGTGACGTCCTGCCAGGTCGGGGAACCGATCGGCTGGTTGGCGCTGATCTGGTGGCGCCCTTTGACCGCCATTGCGAAGCCCGGGTGCCGGCGCGCCCAGGCGTACACCTCCATGGTGTTCTCGCCGTCGCCGGAGTCGATCGCCACCCGCGCCAGCCGCATCGACCGGCCGTCCTCAGTCTCCCATGTGCGCGCGACCTCTACGTCGAGCTTCTTCCAGGTCTTCTTGTCGGCGATCGGGCCAAAGACCTCGATCCGCTCGACGAACTCGCGGCGGCCGTTCGGGCCGAAAGCCCAAATGTCGAGGTCGATGCGACCGCCACCACCACGCTGGACGTCAGCGGCCCCCACCAGCAATCCGGCCTTCGCCGAGGGCGTTCCCAGCCGCATCGCCTTCTCCCGGCGATCGTAGAGGCGCTGCCATTCCGGAGCTTCACCGCGTTCGGCCCATGCCTCACCCAGCACCTGGTTGACGAAAGTACGGAGCAGGTTCGGGTCCTTCCGGACCTCCAGAAACTCGCGCGCAATCTCCAGCCAGGCGGCGCCGGGATGCTGGCTATAGGCTGCCCAGATGTGGAACGACCGGTGCCGCGGGAAGGCGTCGGGATTGTGCGCCCGCCACTCGCCCGCCTCGTCCATCGCCGGCTTGTCAGCTTCGTCGATGTCACAGCCGTTGACGCACCGGTACCAGGCGCGGGTCGGGTTCTCCTTTGGCTCCCAGCGGATGCCAGCGCCGGTCCCGTCCCCGAACACCAGCTGCTGCATCTCGCCGCAGTGTGGACAGGGAACGTAGCGGTATTCCTGGCTGCCCTGCTCGAACAGCAGGTCGATCCGGCTGAAGCCCTTTACCTTGGGCGTGGACCCGGCAGCGCTGAAACGGCGCGGCGACGTAAGGTTGCGCTTAAACGCGAGCCGGGCGGGATCACCCTCTTCCTTCGACGCCCACGGGTAACCGTCGCATTCCTCCAGGAACACGTCGTCAGCGGTGACGCGCCGGAACTCCTTCGGACTGTTCGCACCCTTGATCTGGATCCAGCCGCCTTTGTAGCGCTTCGCCCTGATCTGGTTGTCAGCGTGCCGCGGCTTGAACGTGGCAACCGAGCGAACCACCGGCCATTGCAGGACCGGGTCGAGATCGTCGCGGCTGAACTTCTCCGCGTCATCGATCGTCGGCTGATAGATCAGCGTTCGGGCGGGATCGAACTTGATGCGCCAGGCGACGAAGCACTGCAGGATCGTTGAGTAGCCGATGCGGCTGCTCTTCCGCACCGACAGCTGCGTCGTCTCCGGATCCGTGAAGGCGTCAGCAATGTCCGCTTGGAACGGGAACGGTCGGATGCGTGCACCGTCATCGGAACGCGCATGCTCGACCATGAACTTCGACAGCGGCGGCCGCTCGCGAGGTTTGCAGGCGGCCAGCCAAGCACGGGCGAGAGCTACACCGTGCGGGCCGGGTGCCCGGTAGGGCTCAATCGCCCCCTTCTTCTTCGGGCTCGCTGTCATCGAAGCCCCCGCCGCGCGCCTCCTCAATCCGGGCCATGCTCAAGTCGGTGAGGACGTTGTTGATCTCGGCATCGATGCGAGCGCGAAGCTTGGTGTCACCCTTAGCGACGCGGGCGCCGACCTGCTGCAGCTGCGCAACGATCATGACGATCACACCGGCGCCGGCGGCGACCATGTCGGGCAAGGAAGCAAGTTCCTGGCGGCGCTCCGCATTATCCATCGCCTTGGCGTCGGCCTGCTCCTTCGCCAGCCGCGCCTGCTCCTGTTCCTTGTCGAGCATGCCGCCGCCTTCGTTCAGGTCGGCAATGACTTGCTCCAACTTTCGGAGCCGAAACGAGACGAACGCCTCGACGTATTCCTCTGCCGTCGTACCCGGCCGCGGCAGCTCACCTGCCTGCATCCGGTCGCGAACCCAGCTGTCCGACATGCCGACAAGCCACGCGACGTCGGCGCGAGTGAGCGTTTCGGTGTCGATCGCCAA